GCCCTTTTTTTACCAATCCCTTTTATCTAAGTCAAAGGCACGTCTCAAATCCCACATACTCTGCTCTAAGTTTCTTATGTCTGATAAGTACATGTCTTGACATTCAAAAAGCATTTGTAAAGCTGAACTAAGATGTTGCTCAGTTTCTTTAACTGCTTTTATTTGTTCATCAGTAAGATTATCAATACCTTTTTGTCTAGTGATTTCAATTAAATCAGATTTAGTTTTTTTCTTAGTCATTATAAAACTCCTCAGTTTCTTTTATTGTTTGTTTGTATTGTTCTTTCTCTTCATTTGGTAGCTCTGTAATAGATATATATTCATAGCCTTCATTGATTAGCTTTTCATTTAGCATCTCAATGACAGAAGTATAATGATAGATAGATTCATAACCCTCTAGTGGTTTCTTTGTTTGTGAATCCACTATTACATAATCTGTAGGATATAATTTTACTTTCATGGTCATTACTGTTTCTCCCATTTCTCTATTTGCTCAAGTAACATTTGAGAACATTCAAGCCAACCTTTGTCTATATCGCTAAGGCTGTCTACGTCTATAGTCCATTCAGCATTAGGTTCGTTAACTTCTTGAACACCAATTAGCCAATCTTTTATCTTTTTGATTAACTCCATTTGCTGTTTTATTTTTATGTTTTTAACTAAATTATTTAAATTGTTATCTAAATCATTCATGTTTAGTGCCTTTCTCTTTGCTAGTTGTGCTGTTAATGGCTGTTTAAGAGCCTTACAGCTTGGTTAATGTAAAGACTAGACCAAACTAGCCTTTACAATTCTTTTTGTTTACTGGATTAAATCTTTAGTTTGATAGATTAAATTCCACCAAGTGTAGTGCTTTGATACTGGATTAACAAAACCTATAGTTATTATTAAACCAAGTACGAATAATATTAGATATTCTGTTATTTGTTTCTTAGTCATGTTAAACCTCGTATTTTGCATAAAGTTTTTTAAATGAATTACAAGCCTTATCAAAGCCGTATTTATTAACAGCTTGTTTGAATTGCTTTCTTGTAATGTTTCTATTTGTTTTTGTGTCTTTTAATTGTACCGGATAATTCTTTTTAATATTCTTATCATAAACAATTAACCAACCTTTATAATAATCTGTGTCAAAATTATCACTTGTCATAATATCATTGTAAGTCATGTTATAGCCTTTCTTTGTTGCTAGGTTATGAGCTTGTAGCTCTCATATACTAGGAAAGATCCTAGTATATAAGTGATACAAGTTACACGTTAGGATTAGATTTAATAGTTTCGTTTCCTAAGTTTTGAGATTTGCAATAATGACATTCTTTAAATGTCTCTTCATAATCTCTAGTAATTAAAACTTCATCACAATCTAAACAATTAACTTCCCTTGTATTAAATGTTTTAGGCTGTCTTTCTGTGTCTATATTTGAATATGTAAACCAATTCATTTTATTGTTTCCTTTCTTGGTTGCTAGGTTGTGAGCTTGTAGCTCTGATTAGTCTGGACAATGCCAGACTAACAAGAGTAACAAGGCTTTAGGCTACTTTCTTTTTATCTGTGTCTACAAGTTCACAGTAATCTAATAGTTGGAAGTTAATTATTTGTACTAAGTTTTCTTCGAACCATTTTAAAGATTTATCTGTATAGTTTAACATAAAACTTTCAGCCATTATTACACTTGTCTTTATGTGTAAATAATCTTTAACTGTGTGAAGTTTACTTTTATCATAGTCTTTTAAAAATTTCTTATAAGCTTTAATACAATCAATCATGTGTTTAACTGTAAAATACTTGGCTGAAAGATTAGCAGTAAACTTGCCGTAGCTCCTACCATAACAAAAATTTCTGTGACCTTTTTCGTATCCAAGCTCTAGCTTGTAAATATCATCTCTGTATTTGTTCCAAGTTATGTTGTTCATAAATTGTAGATTATCATATAATGAATTTATTAATTTGATTTGTTTGTTGTTAATCATTGTTTTGTTTCCTTTGCTTAGTTGTTAATTGTTATTAGTGGATAGTAAATTGTAATTATTGTAAATATTCCAGATAACATAAGTATTGAAAAGAATAAGACTGGCATATTTAAAGAGAGTAGATAAAAACTCATTGGAAGCATTAAAAAGAATTGTGCTAATGCTATTATTAAAACTGTTGTATATTTCATTGTTTAACCTTTGCTAGTTGTTAATTATTTTAGTTTGTAATTCTTTAGTTTTGTATAATAAAGTTTTTAAAACTATATCAATATTAGATTTACGTTTTTTAATAGGACTGTTTATTATTTGCTCAATATCAAATCTTAAGCTTTCAATATCAAGCTCAATATCTATTTTAGTTTGTTTGTTCATGATTTGCCTTTCTGCTAAGTTGATTAATATTTATTAAGGTATAGAAATAATTTCTATTGTAAAGAAAAAAATGTAAAAAAAGTAAATTAATTTTTATGGCAGTTTGGAAAGACTATATAAAGCAAGGTAAAAAATAATTTGATAAGCTGTGAATAATAGTTTATTTGTTAGCATATTAGGGAGAGATACAAAGAATATATATTTTTATAAACACAGAATGATACAGTTCTACACGGCAAAGAATGAACACACGCAATAAAAATAATAGCACGCTATCACACGCAATAATTAAGGTACCGGGGAGTGTTTTGCGAGGCGTGCCACCGAATCGCACCTGCGTCACTTTATATATGTTAATAGGTACTTCTAAACACACATGATAAGCAAAGCAAAACAAGAGCACATCATAGCATCCATTACAGACGGACACAGCCTAGTTAAGGCTTGTGCAGATGCAAAGGTCAGTCGTGCTACTTTGTATCGCCATATGAGCAAGAACGCAGAGCTAGATGCAGATGTTAAGACTGCACAGAGACAAGCTGCTGAGAAAGCACTAGAAGAGTTAGAGGATATGTACGGAGATGCTTTGCATGGGCGAAAGAGTTACGATCCTAATTTGTTGAGAGACTATGGGCACCATGTACGTTGGAAGGTGCAGAAGATATTACCAGAGAGATTCGGAGAAGCTAAGAACAGAACTGGCGTTGAGATCAGTGATGGTTCGTTAAAGATAGTTTGGGAGACTGGTACAGAGGATGCAAGTTAAGATACCATACAAGCCTAGAGACTTACAGGCTGAGATGCACAAGAACTTGAAGAGGTGGAATGTGCTGGTTATGCACAGACGCTTTGGTAAAACTGTGTTTGCTGTCAATCATATGATTAAACATGTGCTTACTTGTCCATTACCAAGACCAAGAGTTGCGTTAGTAGCTCCTACGTTTACGCAAGCCAAGAGGATTAGCTGGGATTATGTAAAGTATTATGCTGGAGTGATACCAGGCGTTACGTTTAATGAGACTGAACTAAGAGCAGATTTTCCTAACAATGGTCGGATTATGTTGTTATCTGGTGAGAATCCAGATGCTTTGAGAGGTATATACTTAGACTTGTGTGTCTTTGATGAGTATGGGATGCAGAATCCTAGGGTATGGGGGGAGGTTGTTAGACCAGCCCTATCCGATAGAGAGGGTAGTGCCATTTTTTTGGGAACACCTGCTGGGCATAATCATTTTTTTGATATATTGCAGCAAGCTAAAGAACAGGGCGAGGAAGGCTCTGACCAATGGTACTGGAAGATTGCGAAGGCTAGTGAGACAAAGCTAGTTAAAGATGAGGAACTGAAAGCTGCACAAGTGCAGATGACACCAGAGCAGTATGAGCAAGAGTATGAGTGTTCATTTACGGCTGCTATTATTGGTGCGTATTATGGGAAACTATTAGCTGATGCTGATGATAATGGCAAGATTACCAGGGTTCCATACGATCCTGCATTGCCAGTTCATACGGCTTGGGATTTAGGTATTAATGATAGTACGGCTATTTGGTTTGCACAAGTCTATAGAGGGGGTGCTGTTAATGTTATTGACTATTATGAGAATAGTGGCGTTGGCTTGGATCATTACGCTGAAGTATTGCGAAAGAAAGATTATCACTGGGGAGATCATCTTGCTCCACATGATATTGAGGTTCGAGAACTGGGTAGTGGGAAATCGAGATTAGAGACGGCTTTTAGTTTGGGAATACGCTTTAAGGTGATACCGAGAATGAAGATTGCTGACGGAATCAATGCTGCTAGAATGATGATACCTAAATGTTACTTTGATAGAGACAAATGTGCTGAAGGATTGGAAATGTTGCGACAGTATAGGCAGGAATGGGATGAAAAGAAAAAGATATTCCGAGATCAGCCAAGACATGACTTTACGAGTCATAGTGCTGATGCTTTTAGATATTTAGCTGTTGGGTTGGAGAATCGTACTGTAATGACAAGAGCACCACAATCGGTGGCTGTGAATGAGTACAATCCCTTTACGCTATGATGTATGGGCAGGACTATGAAGATGCACTAGAGATGGTAAGGTATAGTGAGCATCATAGAGGCTGGGATGACAGTATGATACAAGATTATATTGAAAAACCTTTAGGGATAAGACAGTATAAGATTATGAGAAACGAATTACATGAGCCATTGATGTTTGCTACATGGGCATTTCCTAGTGAAGAGCAGGTACATGATTATGTTGGAACCACATATTTCCCTACTGATGGATACAAGGGTGGGGGTAAGGATGTTTGGTTAGTAGACTTTATTGCAAAAAAAGGTTATACAAGAAAAGGATTCCTTGAATTAAAAAGGATGTTTATGAGAAGTGGTTATAAAAAAGCCTATTGGTTTAGACCTGAAACTAGAAAGTTAGGTTGGCATATGTTGAAAGGAAAGTAACATGGGTGGTGCTCCAAAAAAAATTGTAAAAACTGTTAAGAAGATTACAAAACCTGTAGAGAAAGTCGTTAAGAAGGTTGCCAAGCCGATTGAAAAAGCGATTGTGGAACCATTAGAAAAGCCGGTAAAGAAGACAGTTAAGGAAGTTGTCAAAGCTCCAGAGATCGTTGTAAGTAAAGTTGTTAAACCAGTTGTAAAAGAGATTGCAAAAGTACCAAAGACCATAATTAAAGTTGGTGCTGATATAGTTGAGCCTTTGGAAAAGCCAGTTAAGAAAGTTGTCAAAGAAGTTAAAGATCTTCCAAAAGATATTGAGAAGAAACTGATTGAACCATTGGAAAGACCTGTCAAGAAAGCTATTAATGTGGTTGAAAAGATTGGTGCAGACATAGTTGAGCCTTTTGAAAGACCAGTTAAGAAATTAATAAAAGAAGTCAAAGAGACTGTAACAGGTACAGACAAAGAAGATTACCGAGTACCAGTTACACCAGTTGTTACTCCAGAAGTTACACCAGAAGTTGTTGAAGATGAGAAGCCATCAATAATGACAAGGTATGCCACTAGAGGAAAAAGATCAGGTCAAGCTGGTACAATCATGGAAGGCTATGGCGTAATACAAAGAAAGAAATCAGGAAGAGCCGTAACATAGGAGATAGCAATGTCATTCTTAAAACCAAAAGTATATGTTCCACCACCACCACCAGTTCCAGAGGAACCTGCTAAAGCTGATTATGAGAAGGCTGCTGCATTAGCTGGAGAAGCTGAAGCGACAGAAAGAAAGAAGCGTAGAGGTCGTGGCAGTACAATAGTTGCTGGGCAACTAGGCGAAACATCTACCAGCATGGGCAGCACAGGTGGTACACCAACTTTATTAGGATAGAGCTATGATGAATGTCAAAGATATAGTTGCTAGATTTCAACACGTTGAAGGTCAGCGAGATAACTGGAATAACCATTACCAAGAGTTAGCTGATTATATGCTGCCAAGAAAGGCAGACATAGTTAAGAAGAGAAGTCGTGGCGAAAAGAGAATGGAACTTATCTTTGATGGTACAGCTTTACAGGCAGTTGATTTGTTATCATCTAGTTTACATGGGATGCTGACATCAGGTGCTACACCTTGGTTTCACTTGACAATGAAAGATGAAGAGCTAGGTAGAGACGAAGAAGTGCAAAGGTGGTTAGAGGATTCATCACAAAGAATGATGCGTGCTTTTACCATGTCTAACTTTGAAACTGAGGTCCATGAGATGTATGTTGACCTGGTTGTGTTTGGTACTGGCTGTATGTTTGTGGAGATGGATGACAAAACATTACGTTTCAGTACAAGACATATATCTGAGTTTTACGTTACAGAAGATCAATATGGTATAGTTGATACTGTTTTTAGAAAGTATGAGATACCTGCTAGACAAGCTGTACAAAGGTTTGGCATTGATAATGTCGGTGCATTTATTGCTAGGACATTTGAGAAGAAGCCGGATGAGAATGTAGACATACTTCATGTTGTGATGCCTAGAGCAGATAGGGATCCCACGAAAAGAGATAATAAGAATATGCCGTTTGCTTCTATGTATATCTGCATGGAAACAAAGATGATACTGGCAGAGAGTGGTTTCCAAGAACTGCCTTACGTTGTACCACGCTTCTTGAAGGCAACT